AGGCTTGCGAGGTGAATCCGACCTGCATGGCGATGCCCTCGCCCATCAGGACGCCTGCGTGCAGCACGTCACCGAAGAATCGCAGCAGTTCCGGCTTGTGGGTGTTGACCCACTCCACCATCCCGTCGAGTCCCTCGACGAGCTGGCGGCCTAGCTGCCGCCCGCCCGGCGTATCAAAGACGTCGTACAGCGAGAGTTTCAGTGCCTCGGTGGAATTGGAGATTCCCTCCACGATGCCGGGCCAGCCCTGCATTTTGGCCTTGCCCATGTCTGCCGCAGTGCCGACCCGTTCCAGGGCCACGGCGTTATCGTCATACAGGCTGGTTGCGTCCCCGGCAGCGAATCCGGCAGCGCGGATGGCGTCTGTGCCGAACAATGTTGCCGCAGCGGTGTTGAACTGCATTTGAGTCATGTGCTTCGAGGCCGTTGACAGCTGACCCAACATCTCGCGGTATCCAACGAAGTTGCCGTTGGAGTCCTCAAGTTGAAGGTTCAGCGCGGCCATTGCGTCGGCCTGAGCCTCTGACGGTGCCTGCCACGCCAAGAGTGAAGTCTTCATCAGCGTGCCCGCGTCCGAGCCCTGGATGCCCAGGTCGGCGAACGTGGTCAGCGTTGCCATCGTCTTTTTCAGGTCCATGCCGAACATGCGCGCAACAGGTCCACCCTGTTGCAGCGCTAACGCCATATCCTGCATGGAACCCGAGGCGGTCTGTTCAGCGTTGGCGAAGATGTCCGCAACCTGCGCAGCGTCTTTCGCTTCCAGCCCGAACATGTTCATCGTGTTCGCCTGAATCTCCGCGGCCGAAGCTGCGTCCATGGTGGCGGCGGTCGCCAACAGCATGGTTCCTCGGGCTGCCTCAATGGCCTGGTCGACCGTGAACCCGGCTTTCGCCAACTCGGTCATCGCCGACGCAGCATCGGAGGCTGAGACGCCCGCCATCGTGGTGTCCGCGCCCAATGCGCGCGCGGCCGCCGACATCTGCTGGGACTGGCCGGCCGTGGCGCCAGTAACACCCTGGAAGGTGTTGATCTGACGTGAGAAGTCGATACCGGTGTCCATGACGGACTTAAACCCGTCCACCACCATGCCAGCGGCCTTAGCGCCTGCGGCGATGAACCCCCCGGCTACGATCGCGGCGACAGCACCCCCAACAAAGGCTTTACCCGCCGAGCCGCCCAACATGGAGAACTGCCCCACCACACCAGACGACTGGCTCACCATCCCCGACAGCACACCGGAGACAGAACGCGTGGAGCTGCTGCCCGCAAGACCCGGCATCGTCGCGCGCCGCTGAGTCGCCTCCAAGTTGCGGTACGCGTCAATGGCCTCACGGATTTCGCGCTGCTCCTGACGGCGGGCACGCCCCGACGCCTCAGCGGCACGAACAACCTGAGTGGAGGTGCGGGTCTGCTGATCCCGAATCCGCTCGAGTTCCTTCTCGGCAGACGAGACAGCCTTGATGTCGCCGGTTTTGCGGGCCTTCTGAAGGTTCTCCTCAGCATCGGCGGCTTTCTTCGCCAACGCCTCAGACTTCTTCACCGCATCCTGGCGCTGCTTCTCCGCAACAGCGGCCTTGCCCGCCGAATCGGCGACAGAGTCATACGCCTTCGCGTACTCCCCCACCGCTTTCTTGACTTCCTTCGCGCCGTCACCGAACGACTTCGCGAACGAACCAGAAGCACCCTTACCAGCATCGGCGAAGAACTTCTCCGCATGATCGGCGGCCTGCTTGAACGAACGGTTATCAGCCTGCGCCTCAACCTTCAACGTGATCGGCACAAACTCACCACCCTTCGCTCATCCCCCCCCGATGCTTTCGAGTTCCTCATCGACCTCAGCCTTCTCGGCTTCGATCTCCTGCAATTCCGCGAACCGCTCCCGACGCTCCACCGGATCGAGGAACACTTTCGGCTTGTACTCGCCCTTCTTCCCGACATGCCACGACGCCCGATACAGCGCCAGCTCCTTGTGGAGTTCTTTCAGCATTTGCATCCACTCGGGCCACTGTCCATCCCGCAACGCGCGGGGGTAGGGGCTGTCTTCGCTGCGGGGATGCTCGAGAAGGACCAGCAGTTGACGGCTGGTCATGCGTCCGCGATGCCAGTCCAGAATGTTGGCGCCGCGGTCAAACAGTTCGGCTTCTATCGCGTTGGGCTCTTGACGCCACACCGCGATGGCGATGTCAACTTTTGGGATCGGACTTCTGGCGCTCCTCAAGCGCGAGGCGCTGCTTGGCCCACACCAGTTCGATCTCGTTGAACAACACCCCACCAGCCTTCGCGCGGGCGGCGCCATCGGTGCCCCAGAGGACGACGGCGAGACGCTCGGGCCAGGAAGGCTTCACCCGCTCACCCTTTTTGCCCTTGTCGCTGGTTTTCGCCCACCGGTGCGGATACACCAACTGGCCCTTGGCGATCAGGTTGCCGTTCGCCGCCAACACGTCGGGTTCGCGTTCGTAGTCGCGCATCTCGTCTTGCAGATCGTCCCAGCGTTCCTGCTGGTCCAAATCGAACAAGTCTTTGTGCGGGATTTCGAACACCTCACCTTCAGGATAATCCTGGGTGGGCTTAGCGCGGCGGAACTCACTGCGCAAGAATCCGTAGCCGTCTTCGCTGGCCTGCGCACGCGCATCCACAGCGTTAACAACGTGGCGCTGCTTAACTTCCTCGGAGATTTCAGACATTCGGGCTCCTTCCATGTGGCGGATGGCGGACCCGCCGGGGGGCGCTAGCCCAGGACGGTCCGCCAACCGCCCCACGCCGCCCCGGCGGGCGTCAAAAGAGGGTTAGGAGCCCTCGGAGTACTGGTCGTCCCAGCCCGGGCCGCCGAACCACACACCGAAATAGCCCGGCACCAGGGCGGGGGTTCCGGTTCCGTCCCACATCGGGTCCGGGCGCATGAAGTACTCGTTCGGCAGCACCTTGTAGGTGAGATCCGCGGTGTCCGGGTCGGTCTTCGACCGCTGCTTCGACGCCTGCGAATCCAGCTTGCACGCCGGATAACCCTCGAAGCGGTAGATGTAGCCGCCCGAGGTACGCCGCGCGTACAGCAGACCGATCTGATACTCCGCGGTCGCCTCCAGGTCGACGGTGGGTCCGGCGAAGTAATCCGGTTCACCCGGCAGCGGCACCAAAGGAGAACCGCTGTTGTCGCACAGCGGCAGCTCCGACTCCAGGCGGTGGATCAGCGGGTCGGCAGTCTCCGCCGCCACGAACCGCACCGTGTACGCCTTCTCCGTGGTTTCCGAGTCGACCGGGAACTTCGACTGCAACACCATCATGTCGTCAGACGTGGTGTCCGGTTCACGCTCAGCGCCACCGTCTTCGGTGTTCGCGCCGATACGGAACCAGCCATCATTGGAGTCGGTGACATACTCGAACTTGCCGTTGACCCGCTTACGGATCAGCAGGTCGTTGCGCGGCTGACCGTCCTGAGCGAACGGCGACCACGCCACCGTCACACCGTCAGCCTCGAACGGCGACATGTTGGTCAACGCGCCGCGGTTATCGCGCAGGAAGATGGCCTGCGCGCCGCCGCGCTCAATGAATGGACGATGGATGTCGAGGAATCCGCCGGCGCTCATAGACGTGCCGGTTGCGGGTTGCGCCATAAGGGCACTCTCCTTCTCAAAAGGGGTTGAACCGGACGGCATCCGGCGAAATAGGACAGGGCTAAAAGATGAACCCGGCGGGTTCTGGCGGATCGCGGGTTGTTAGACCGCGACGTAAGAGAGGCCCAGCTTGTAGCGGGCCACGAACCGCGCGACAGCGTCATCGCCGAACGGTTGACGGTGCGGACGAACCAACACCTTGAGGTAGTCGGGGCCAGTGATGGAGCCGTCCGACAGGGTTACGTCTGGGTAGGTCAAGCCGAGGAGGGTCATGCGGCGGTGAACCTTATTGGCCCAAAGTTTTCCGGCGATAGCGACCGGTGTTGACCCCGATGTGACCTTGTGCAGGATGTCCACCTGAATGACAGGGTCATCCAGCCCGGTCTCGGGGACATCGTGGCTGGGGAGGCGCTGCACCAGAGCGAACGGCCACGGATCGGAAGTCTTGCGCTCCACGCCCGACCGCAACAAGGGTTGCAGCCAGCACACCACGAAGTCTTCGGCATCAGGAGCGTCGTGTTCTGCGAGCGGTGCGCTCATAGCTCGATGTCGCTATCGGTGAGGTCGCCGCCGAAATGAGTGGCCACTTTCTGCCCCACCGCGAACGCTGGCGTCGGCGTATCCGGCCCGAACGGCGACTTCGAATCTGCGGGGTCAGCGTTGGTGCCGAACTCGATCATGTGGGCTTTCCAGTGCTTCGTGCCCACCACCGCTTTACCGTGCCGAACCTGTAGCACCTTCACCGATGCGGCGTAATCGCCCTCGTCGATTGGGGCCTCCCCGCGCCAGTAGTCGACTACCTTCTCCGCTTCCTCGCGGAGGCCAGCGTCGACCTGGGCGTCGGAGGCGATAGCGGCAGCGAGTTCGGCGTCAGAGATACCGAACTTGCCGAGCCCGCTAGGCATCCTGCCTCTGGCACACGATCGTCACGTGGTGTGTCACCCCGTACATGTCGGGCTTGGGCTGCTTGAAACCTTCGATGTGGAACCGGTTCGACTTGTCGTCGTCGTCCAGGGTCGGCGTGTCGGTGCCGTCGTAGATGACTTCCCCGGTCGACTCAGCGGCCAGTGATGCAGCACCCACGGGGGCGGTCAGCTTCCACAGCTCCCCGGAGATGTTCGTAAGCCCCTTGAGTTCACTGGTCAAACCAGCCAACTCTTCCGTCTTGAACGGGCGAAACCGAACACCACTCATCAACACAGCGGACCGCTGTTCAGTGGTGACACCCAGATAGCCCGGTTCATCCCCCTGGGTGACGGTGACGAACCCGACGGTCTGACGGCCAAACTCCGAGGGAATATTCAGCATGACGTTTCCGGCCAGGCCACAAGCTTCACCGAACCGGTGTTGTAGTCCGAGAACCACACCGACGCCAACTCATCAGAACTGAACGAAATCGTCGCCGACGACGCCTGACGGCTCAGCGACCACGACTCGGCCACATCATCAACCGTCACCGACCGCTGATACGCGCCAGTGGGGTTGCGGAACAACTGCAACACCTTGTCGCACACCAACGCCTTCACACGGTTGAGGTATCCGGCGTCTCCGCGCGCCTCGGCCCGCTCCTGAATGTCTTCGACAGTGCGCCGCAGCTCCGGCACAACACCCATCAGGGCGTTCTCGACATCCTCCAAGCGGACATCGACCCAGCCCAGCCGGTCCGAGGGAAAAGTCCCCTCGAACCGGCTGGTCACGTCCGCCGGATCTGCGAACTTCACTTACTTCTTGTCCGTCTCCGGGGTGGGCTTACCCGCAGTCACACCCTTGACGGTGTAGTTCTCGTTCGGGGTCTCATCAACCTGAACGCCGCGGAATCCCTTGTCCTCGTCGGACTTCTTCGATTCAGTCATCGCTGATTTCCTTTCTTAGGAGCCGGTGTCGATGTTCAGAACACCGACCGGGTAACGGTCAGCCTCGGTGGGCTGATCGTTGTTCAGCAGGTTCGCGACCTGCCATCCCAGCCGGATCTTGATCCGCATGGCCACCATGTCCTGCTGCGCCAGGTTGTAGACGATGGCGCCCGTGTTGTCCTGAATGACCGCCTCGGTCAGCAGCTTGAACGTGATGTCCTGCCGCACACCGAGAACGAACTGCGACCAGTCGCCGGCGAACAGCCGCACATCAGACGGGAACAGACCCCGCATGGGATACGAGATCGGCAGCCCGTCCAGCTCCGTCAGCGCGGCGTTGGTGCGGGTGGCGTCGAGCTTGTCGCCCTGAGAGTTACGCGCCTGACGCAGCTTGCCCTTCGCGGTGCGGGCCGCGACGAAACCGGTGGCGTCGAAGCCGTCTGCCTCCACGACACCGAGCACATTGTCGATGTCGTTGTAGAAACCACCCTCAGCGGCGGTCGACCCTTCGAGCACGTCGTTGCCGGCAGCGACAGCGGACTCCAGAATCGAATCGGGCCACGTGGCCGGGGCGTTGGTGCCCAGGAACACCGCGCCATCAACGCAGCGACCGATGGCCTCCACGACGGCGGGCTGCACCTCGGACCAGATGTCGATGTTCCCCGAGTCGCGGATGTCGTCGACCACGTTCTCCGGGATCGGGACGATGGTGGCGACTTCCTCGATGTTGAGATACTTGTTCGCCCAGCCGACCTCGGTGGTCTGCTTGAGGCCGGTGTCGCCGTTGACGAAGTACGCCAGGGGCAGCGCCGACAGGACCGGGAACCGGACCTGCTTGCCGGCGACCGGAACCCGCCGGAACTGGGTCATCGCGGCGGATTCCTTCGCGGCGTAGCCGAGGAACTCCCGAGACACCTCTTCAGGGATGAGCGCCTCGGCGTCGGTCCGAGAAGTCAGATTGTTGTACGGCACAGTAATTCTCCTTAATTGAGCGAGCAGTTACCGGGCCGTGCCGGTGTCCTGCGGTTTTCAACGCCTCTTAGCGGCGCCGAAGATCAAGTCGTTCATCGACTGCGGGGCAGCCTTACCCCGCGGGCCGTGGTCGAACGACGGTGTGGTGATGAACTCACCGAAGGTTTCCTTCGCGTCAGCACGCAGCTCGTCCTCGGTTTCACCCGTGAGACGAGTAGCGAACTTCGGAGGGAGCCCCTCTTCGATAGCGATGCGCTGACGCAGAGCGGCCTGCTCCGCAGCAGCGGCGCGGGCCTCATTCTCAGTGGCCTTCTGCATCGCCGCGTCACGCTCAGCCTGAAACCGTTGCAGTTCAGTCTGATTTTCGGCCTCAAGCTGGTCGTACTTCTCGGCCTTGGCCTTGATGTCGTCAAAGCCCTTGTACTGATCGTGAATCTTCGCCTGCTCACGCGACCAGCGTTGGTTGAACATCTGGTCGAACTGGTCCTGCGACGTGATCGGCGTGAACTTGCTGCCCGAAGGCTCCTGCCGCCCCTCGTCGGGGTTCTGGTTACCTTCGTTTTCTACTTCACTCATGGCGGATTTGTCCTTCCCGTAAGCCCGTCGGCACTGCCCATCCATTGATCGCCGGATGTGAGCGACAACCCCTGATCGGGGAAGATTCAGATGCTCTGCGCGAGCAGTTCTTCGATGCTGTCGAGCCCGGCATCGTCAGGTGTGACGTAGCCGTTCAGTCTCAGCAGCCGGATCGCGTCGGTGCGGTCCTCCGCGATTTGGTAGATGCTTTCCGGCATCAACCGGGGCGTTGAGTAAGCCCTACGCCCTCTGGCTTGGAACACCTGCCCGGCGTAGCCGAACCGGGTCACACCCTGATCGGTGATCGCGAGGTTGCGCCCGTAGACTTGCGCGACCCGCATCCCGGAGTCAGCGTTGACCACCTGGGTGAGGCTGGCCCCGTCACGGATGGCCTGCGCGCCCGCTACGCCGAACTGTTTGTCCTGCTCAGCTTTCGGAAGTCGGCGGAAGTAACGTTTCGGATTGACACGCATATCCCCGGCCACCGACTCCGACGCCGGGACATGCCGGCAGTCGCACCGTTCGTGACGTTTGAACCCTGCGTTCCAGCGGAAGTACTTCCCCGCCTGAACCACGCACCGTTTGCACGACGGCGGAACCAGCATCCGCACATAACCCACACCGTTTCTGGTGGTGATGTGCAGCGATTCCGCAGCCCTCGCCGCGTCCGACACAGCGGTTTGAACACTCGCCTCAAGCTGCCTTCTGGTGGCAGTCATCGCCAACCCCGTCGCATCAGGATTCTCAAGCAGCCGCAACCGATGCTGCTCCGGCAACCCTGAATAGAGACTCCCCAGGGGAACGCCTGAACCCGTTCTGCCTATCAGCGGAGCGGGATTCACACGCGCCAGCGGCTCCGCGTCAATGTCCAGCTCCGATAAAGCGTTCTCGACGTAACCGCCGGCCATCAACACCGCCCGCGCCTGCGCCCGGGAAACCGCAGCCACAACCGAGTCCAGCGTCGATTCCCACCTCGCCGGATCACCGTTCGTCAACTCCCACGCCCGCCCCGCCAACGCAGTAGCAGAGGCGTTTATGCGCTGCTGCTGACGCCAATACGACGCAGCAGCGTCAGGAAGCGCCACCAGTCACGTCCATGAACTGGCGTGACATCCGCTCCAACTGAGGATCACCAATCTGGTCATCGGCTTCCATGCGGGCAATCACAGCCTGTGAGTAGCCGCAATCCTCACGGGTCTGACGCAACGTCGCCACACCAGCCTGGAACCGCTTGAGCGCAGCGTCAGTGACCTCCCCCTCAGTGCGGTACTGCGGATCACGCCAAATCGTCTCCATAGAAGCATCAGCCGGGCCGGCAATGCCCGCCAAGCGCCGCGCCATGCGGGCGGCATCCTCGATACCGTCCTCGTGGCCGCGGAACCGCTGACGCACCTTCGAAATCAAGCCCGACTCCGACGCCTTCAACGTCTCACCGTTCACATTCGACATCTCACCCAGCAGATATTGCGCCGGGGTGCGGGAACGGGACGCAATGTCCTTCACGTCCTCACGTTTCGCCGCCGAATAAGGGTCCAGGGGGGCTGCGGACCACTGCCCGAACTCTGTTTCCTTCACATCTGAGGTCACCATGCGGTCCCTGCCGATGTCGATGGTGTTCGGCGTGCCGTCAGCTTTCGTGTCCGGGTAGCCCTTCGCCCACTTCTGCGGAAACGCCCCAAAGTCTTGCGTGATCAACCGATCGGCGATCGTCTTGTTTACTCGATCCTGAATGTCGGTCAGGTCATACAGTTCCGACCTGCCACCACCAAGCAACTGGGGGTTGTTCAACAGTTCAGTGATCGGGACTTCACCCACCGGGTTCATATAGGGCTCACCGTCGGTCCGCCACTGCGGCACATTGCTGGTCGTGGACACCTTGCCCCGCCACCCAAACACCACAGTCGGCAGATACAGGCGGGCCACAACCTCACCCGTCCAGTCATCCACCCACGTCTTCAACCCGGCAGCGCGGGAACGCCTATCCCCCGGATCGGTCTCCACAATCGTCTGCAACGGATGCTCCACCGACATCTTCGGCACAGACTGATCCTTCGGGTTCGGACCCACCATCAGATACGCAAACCCGCACTTCGCGGCCTCCAGGAACCCCTGATCAAGGTCGGAGTCCATGTTGTTGGCCTGGAAGATGCGCCACGTCTCTTTATCGGCGTCCACAGAATCCCCGATGCGGAAACCCTGCACCGTCATCCGCTCAACCTGGGCGTCACACACCAAACCCATGTAATTGGAGCGGGTCATCGCCAAAATGCGGCGAAACTCATCACGCGCCTGCGTCGGAAGCCACGGCAACGGATGATTGCCCGAGTAGTAGTCCTCCATGAACTCCACATACGGGCGACGATCAGTGATCTTCTTAAACAGCCGGTCCCGCCACCACTCAGGAACATTCTCAGCCGGCATCACCGGCAACATCTGCGTCTGAGCGCGCGGCTTCAACTGCGCCAACCCATTCGTGGCAGCCCATGCGGCGGCTGTCGCCTCAGCGGGTGAAGTCACAGCCACCTCCTTCTAGTATCCGCGGACAGATCCCGGACCAACTCTGGTTAAACCACCTGTAGGTTGCGCCGCAAGCGAGTCCGCACGAGCCTCATACGCCAACGTGGCCCCAATAACGGAGTCGATCTTGCGTTCCGATTTCGAATGTTCCTTACGGACCAGCCGATACCGGCCCTTAATCCGCACATAAGCGTTCGAAAAGTGCTCCATCATCAACGGATCACCCGAATGCCACACCTGACCATTAACAAGGTCAGTTCTGAGCCGATCCAGCGCGGAATGCATCGGCATATCGCGCACCGTCGACCACTGAACCACCCGCTCGGGGAACTCCTCAGCCAAATCATCAAGGTCTGAGCGCCATTCGTGCGGGTCGGCATACATGCGGGTCACGTCATACCGTGCGAACGCTTCTCGAATCTTCGCCAACACATCCGAGCGGGGAACTTCCCACCACAAACCCTCATTGCCTGACGGTTTCGCCCAAATCCCCACCGGGAAGATGAACCCATCCGACATTCGAGACCCGATCAACACCGTGGCGTCATCGCTCAATGAACCGTCAAAGCCCAGCGCGATCCGCTCATGCGGCGCCACCGGCTCAGGGCGAGACTGCCGCTTCACCACATCGTCGGGAATCCACGCATCCTTCGACGACAACGGGCGGTTCAGGAAATACCTTGCGGCGGTTTCCTCATCCGCACAGATACGGGGGTCGTTCATGTCGCGGAACTTACGGTCCAAATCAATCCACGCAGCGGCCTCGCCATACACCTCACGCAACTGCCGAATGGTGCGGTCCCGATCAGTGATGTCGATCTTCCCTGACGCTTCGCGGTGATTCACAAACACCGACGGCGGAAGCTTTTTCATCCGCCACAACGTCAACGTCTCCTCGAACACCGAGTTCTCGCCCGGACGGTACGCCGTCGAGGTCTGATGTAGCCACGGATCGGCGTCGAAACGCTTACCCATGTTCCTCGCCGTCGTGGCGTACATGTTCCGCAGCTCCGGCAACACATACAAGTGCGTCTCATCGGCCACCACGTGCGTCTCCAGGCCGCCATCCTTCGACGCCGCGCCCGACGTGCACGCCCGAATCTCACCGTTGTGCGGGAGATAGATCGCCGAAGCCGACTGATACTGGCGCACACCGGTCGCCGCGCCATAAATATCGGGGTGAACATCCTT